GGTGCAGCCGATTTGACATTGAGATTCCATCACGCAAAAGAATGGTTGAAGTGAAAAGAGTAATTGAACTAATCAACGAAGGCAACCGGATCAGCAAGGTTGCACAAAAGCTTCATCATTCGATCTATTCAATTAATTGTGCATTGGCTGACAAGGGATACAAATACAACAAAAACAAAGTGGAGGTGGTAAAGCTATGACAAGACACAAAACAACATGGAAATCAGGATGGAGGGAAATCGGAGGTATTAAGAAATTTTACCGATCAAAATGGGAAGCAAATTATGCTTACTATTTACAGTCTCTTTTAGAATCTGGCGAAATCTCAGAATGGAAGCATGAGCCAGATACATTTTGGTTCGATGGTATCAAGCGCGGCTGCGTTAGTTACTTGCCAGACTTTCGCGTAACGCGGCCAGATGGGTCAATTTATTATGTGGAGGTAAAGGGATGGATGGATGCGCGCAGCGTTACAAAGCTTAAACGCATGAAAAAATATCATCCCAATGTAGAACTATTGCTTGTTGATTCTAAAGCATACAAAGCAATGGATCGAAAAATTGGTCACACTATAAGCGGATGGGAAATATAAATTAAATGATGAAATTCTCCACATTTAAAACGGTTCGCGACACTGCGCCAAGCGATGAGATCACGTCATTGCAATTGATAAAATGGATCATAAGCAATGACCAAAAACAATTGGTTGAAGAGATCCGCAGCGCACCAGACAAAGACACGCGCAGCCGATACAAGGCGGCGCTGCCCGCAGTGACTGCATCGGGCGTATTCAGTAAACGGGCGGCGTCTGCTTTGATCACTCATTCCGGCATCTTAATTGCCGATCTTGACACGGACGAAAATCCGCAACTGATCGACGCAAAGCAAATGGCAACCATTCGCGAGAAACTACAAGCAAGCGATAAGACGCACTTTGCTTTTGTATCTCCATCTGGCGGCCTAAAGGTCGGCCTAAAGATCGATGCAACGGACGCGGATACGCATAAGGCGGCATTTGCGACCGTGCGCGATTGGTTTGCTGATTCGCATGGCTTAGTCATTGACAAGGCATGCAGCGACGTTTCGCGGCTTTGCTTTTTATCTCATGATCCGTCGGCATATTATAATGCCAAGTCAAAGGTCATTAAGACCGAGGCGGCCAAGTCGCAAGCATTGCCATTTTGGGCAGTCAAGCCGACTAAGGTTGCTAGTGATGGCACATCGCCAGGTGATCAATTTAATGAGAAAGCAGACGTTGCTGGCTTGCTTCAATCGCAAGGATGGACCACTCGCAATGGCAAGCACTGGACGCGGCCAGGCAAGTCTGGCGGCATCAGTGGCACATTTGGCGTAGTCGGTGATCGTAAATTCTACTGCTGGACTTCGTCGGCCGCGCCGCTTGAAGCTAATGAGTCTTATTCTCCGTTTGCATTATTTGCGATGTTTCACCATGGCGGCGACTTTAAAGCGGCGGCCACTGCTTTGGCTGCGGAAGGCTACGGCGAGCAATCAATCGAAGAATTGCCTGCCGACGTAGTGGCTACCATTGATCAACTTGTAAGCAATGCTCTGCAAAAAGAGGCTGACTCATGGTTGCCACCGATTACCGAGGCAGAAGAAGCGAAGAAAGAAATTGAGCAGTCGGCTAAATCCGCTGGCAGTGACTTTCTAAGCAATCTGCGCAAGTTGGTCGCATCGACTGATGAAAATATTGAAGCAATGAAAAAGCGGGCGCAAGATGCTGTTTTTATCTTGCCAGAAATTGCGATGCTTGGCGATTGCACGATCCTCAATGCTGGCCCGAATACTGGTAAAACATTGATGACGCTCTGGATGCTATGCAATCGAGACATGGAGAAGACGAAGCATTTAGACATCTTCTACATTAACGCGGATGATAGTTTCAACGGCGGCATTGAAAAGATGGAGATCACCCGGCACATGGGCATCCATCATTTAATACCAAATCAAAACGGATTTGATCCAGCAGACTTATCCAAGATTATTAAGGCTGCAATTAAAGACGATGCATGCGGCAAGATGGTGATCGTGCTTGATACACTCAAAAAGTTTGTCAGTACAATGGATAAGAATGACGCGCGTGTGTTTAACATCATGGTGCGCAGCTTTACTCAAGCCGGAGGCACATTGATTGCATTGGCGCATACCAATAAGAACAAAGACGCCGACGGCAAAAGCATCGCCGAGGGCGTCGGAGACTTCCAGAGCGACTTTGACTGCGCATATACAATCGACAAAGCGCCAGTCATTACAGAAGGCTCGGACCGCACGATTGTTTTTGAAAACACAAAGCTGCGCGGACCGAATAGCATGAAAGTGACGTTTCAATATGACGCAGGCGAGAAGCGCAGCTGGCATCGGCGCTTTCAAAGTGTCAAGCAAGTCGGCGCGGAAGAAGCAAAGGCGGCCGAAGAAAAGGCAGCCAAAGAGGCGCAGCTCGATAAGGATCAATCAGTGATTGAGTATATATTAAGCGAGCTTGAGGACGGACCAAAGACGCATAGCGGATTAATTCGCGACAATCTCGGCGATCCGTCTACTGGATCATGCAACATTCGCACGAAAGTAATTGAGCGATATACAGGAAAATATTGGGGCAAGTCTAAAAGCCAAAACGGCGGATGGACCTTTCACAAACAATCCAAAAACCAAGTCGGCAACCTTGTCAGATTTGGAATATAACCAAAATACACATGAAAAATACAAAACTCACAAGCAAGCAGCAGGAAATATTAGACTGCTACATGGAAATCGGATCAAAGCGAGGCGTGGCAAAGGAGATGGGAATCAGTGACAAATACGTGCGCGAAGCTTTGAAAGCATGCGAAAGTAAAGGCCAAGCGCCGTGGTTGACTCCGGCAGTCATGCCAGAGCATCTAAAGATGGTAAAAACTACGGTGCAATATGACGCCAAGGGCAAGCCGATCCAAGAATGGAAGCGACTTGTGCCAGGCGCTGAAGACATGGAGGCATTTGTTGATTCACTATGCCAGCGCGTAAAGGGCAAGGCAGTTGTCAAAGTTAAGCGTGCGACTAAGTCTGACAATCAAGATGTATTGGCCGAGATATCGGTTTTTGATTCTCATATTGGCATGTATGCAACTAGGGCAGAAACTAATGACTCAGACTATAATTGCGACATCGCTGCAAAGCGTATGGTTGACACTGCGCAAGCATTGGCAGGTCGATTCAATAAGCCTGGGCGCATCGTTGTTACATTTGGCGGCGATATTATGCACAGCGACAGCCGAAACAATCAGACAGAGAAGAGCGGCAATGTGCTTGATGTTGATTCGCGCTTTCATCGCGTAGTGGATTATGCCGTCAAAGCATGTTATGACGTGGTGCAGATTGCCGCGCAGGTTGCGCCTAAAGTCGATGTTGTTATTGTTGAAGGCAATCACGACTGGCACTCATGCGCCTGGCTTACTCGCGTATTGTCGGCGTTCTATGCTAACTGCAAGAACGTCAATGTGATCGAGCAGTCATCTAGCCGCAAGGTGATGACGCACGGCAACAATCTGCTGGTGTGGACGCACGGCGACGGTGCTGCGATGGCGCAATGGCCGCAAATCATCGCGGCCGAGTTTGCCGAAAAGTGGGGGCAGACCAAATTTAGGCATCTAAAGATGGGCCACATTCACCACAAAAAGAAGAATCAGCCAATGCGCGTAATTTCAGAAACCAAGAATGGATGGGAAGAGCATCGCGGCCTGCTGGTTGAATACTTACCGGCGCTATGCTCTACCGATGCATGGCACGCCGAAAAGGGATTTATCGGATCAATGAAGGGTGCGACTGGATTTGAGTATCACAAGCAGCACGGACTAATCACAAGATATTACCAACACGTATAAAATATGAAGAATAAAGCACATATAATAGGACTAGTCGGCCCGAAGGGCGTCGGCAAAACTACATTCGCGCAAGATATTGCTAAGCAATTGGACGACAGCTTGCATGTTGAAATACTGAGCTTTGCCGATCCGATCCGGGCAATGGCCGAGGCAATGGGCGTTGATACTCAAGCAATGACTGATCAAAAGCTAAAGCATGAGCCAATCTCTGGCTTGGGCGTGACGCCAAGGCGACTATTGCAGACACTCGGAACGCAATGGGGGCGCAAGTATATCAACAAAGATGTCTGGCTATGGGCGATGCAGCGACATATTGAGCGCGTAACAAGCGACGAGAAGCCGACCATTGTATTGATTGATGATTGCCGCTTTGAAAACGAGGCGCGAATGATTCTACATGATGGCGGCATGTTGTTTGAGATTAATCGTGGAGATGTAAAATATACATGCGAGCATGAGAGCGAAATGCCAATGCCATCTGGCGTGCAGACCGCCATGCATAAAGCGCATATAACGCCAGTAAATTATGAGCTGCTGCTGCACAACACGTTATATTTGATCAAATATAAGTTTAAGCTATAACATGGCGGTGCTTCCCGAAAGGGATAATATGACGGCGCTTCCCGAAAGGGTGGCGCTTTTTTATTTAAATAATGTATTGACAAGGGTAATCGCGGCGCTACTTTGGGCATTGTATCGAAGCGCATAACGCAACGAAACAAACACACAAAACACACACAATATTATGATAGACAATAAAAACTACCAAGAAGCTTTACCACGTCTCGAGCGCTGCAAGTCAAACGGCGCTCCCATTGTTTGGGATTACTGCGTCAATGCTTCCACTCCCAATGTCGGCAATCTACGTATTGGGTGGGAAGGGGTAAATGCTCAATCAGCAGACATTAAAAGTGCTGATCATTTGCGCCGTGTCACCGACAAGATTTGCAAAATGTTCGGATAATCCAATTTTAATTAACGCAACGAAACAAACACACAAAACACACACATCATGAAAACAAACTGGAAAAAAGAAGATTATGAACTTAACGAAATTTTACCACCGCGCTCTATGTTTCTTAATTACATAAGAGGCAATCAAGACAAGAGCGAAATAGAGTTAGTAAACGGTTTTTCTAAAGTCTTAGGTATTAATCCAAACGGAGACTTTAAAATTGAAATGACAGACGCTTGTTATAATTACTAAAATTAATCAAACGGGGCAGAGCATCCTACACTCCACTTTTAATCATGAAATTAATACTATCAATCATCCTATTGTGCGCGATCAGTTGCGCAAACGCTGCCAGTGACGCCGAGATCGTTGCTGCGACTATTATACTTGAAGCGGGCGGCGAGTATTCGCCTGGCGCGATGGAGGCAGTTAATGAAGTGATCCAGAATCGCGCCATCAAGCGCCGCATGACTACGGCGCAAGTCTGCTTTCAACGCATGCAATTCTCATGCTGGAATAACATCGCCAAGCGGCCTGCGCTGCTTGCCAAGGCGCAACGCCATCCGCGCTATGCTAAGGCACTTGACATCGCATTGTCTGCGCCTACTAACTACACGCGCGGCGCTGATCACTATCATGCCGACTATTGCCGGCCATATTGGGCAAAGCACATGACATTGACAGTCACTATCGGCCGTCATATCTTTTATAAGTAACAAAACGTCATCACTTATCAACAACTAAAAACACTATGAAAAAACTAATACTAATGGCACTTGTTGCCTTCTCAAGCGTGGCATCTGCCTCTGTCTTCCATGTTAACTCAGGCGTCTTGGCTAATACACCAGACGTAGCCTTCAACGGAGGATCTTCAATGGTTCGCTTCGATGATGGCAACTTCTTTCGGATGAAAGGCTTTGGTGACCGAGTTGAGATGCAAAGCTTGTCTACTATGGACTGGTCGTTTGACATTAAGGTCGTCTATCCACACATGCTACCACTAGCAGACCTCTACAACATCACCGAGAGCGACATCAAGACCATCGTGGCCACAGCTAGGCACGACAGCATGAAGGAGTATCATGTCGGCGTCATCAAGTACATCAAGAATGGCAAGGTGCGTCTACGTGTTATTTCTGCTCACATCATCCCAGAGCCAGAGACTTTTGCATTGATAGCAGGTCTACTAGCCTTTGGGTCTATCATGATGAAGCGCCGCATTAAATCAACTAACCAATAGCACTATGAAACCACTAATGTTCAGTATATTAATTAAAATACTGGACATTTTAACACACACTTAAAAACTACTATATTAGCAATTAGCCCCAATATAGCTAATAACTACTAATATAACACACACTATGAAAAAACTAAGCGAATTATACAAAGAACTAGGAATTGCATTTACATTTCCTATCTTAATTAAAGATTCCAACGGCTACGCAACTTACTACGAGAACAGCGATGACTACTGGGAGAGGTACGAGCGTCATGACAGTGGCAACCCTACTTACTACGAGGACAGCTATAAATCTTGGAAGAAGTGGGAGCGTGATGCGGATGGTGGCGTTCTTTATTACGAGGACAGCGATGGCTGCTGGGATAGGTACGAGCGTGATGCCAATGGGGGCGAGACTTACTACGAGAACAGCTATGGTACAAAGGAAGGCACACCACGTTCAGCCAAGACCTGCGAAGGCAAGGTCGTAGAAGTTGACGGGATCAAATACAAATTAATAGCACCATAACTATGAAACCACTAAGCGAAATACTAACAGAACTAGGGATTGCCTTTACATTCCCTATCGAGATTACAGATGCCAATGGCAACGCAACTTACTACGAGAACAGCGATGGCTACTGTGAGAAGTATGAGTGGGACGACAACAGCAGAGCTAAATACTTCGAGGACAGCGATGGCTACTGGGAAAGGTACAAGCGTGACGCCGAGGGTCGTCCACTCTACCACGAAGACAGTGATGGCTTCTGGAGCAGGTGGGAGCGTGATGCCAATGGTGACGTTGATTACTATGAGGACAGCACAGGCGTGAAGCGAGGCACACCTAAAGCCGCTAACCAATAACACTATGAAAGCTAATATACAATTTAACCTGCCAGAAGATCAAGAAGAGTTTGACCTATGCCGGAAGGCTGGAGAGCTGCAAAGTGAACTGCACTGGATTCACACCCAAATTAGAGCATGGCGCAAGCATGGGCATAGTTTTAAAGATGCAGATCATGCGCTCGATACAATATGGGATTCCATGGATCATTCGCTGCTGGATTCTTAACGAAATTAAACAAACTAAAAACCATTATGATTAATCTATTACACGGAGACTGCTTAGAGCAGATGAAGACACTAGAAGACAACAGCATTGACTCCATCGTGAGTGACCCTCCTTACGGCATTAGCTTCATGGCTAAGAAATGGGACTATGACGTTCCTAGCGTGGAGGTGTGGAAGGAGGCTATGCGCGTGCTGAAGCCTGGAGGTCATGCGCTCATTGCTTGTGGCACTCGGACACAGCATAGAATGGTAGTGAATATCGAGGATGCTGGTTTTGAGATTCGTGATGTGGTGAGCTGGATTTATGGCTCAGGATTCCCGAAGAGTCTGAATATCAGCAAGGCTATTGACAAGGCGGCAGGGGCGGTGCGTGAGGTGGTGGGAGTGTCAAGCGTGACGGGCGCGAGGAAAAGCAGTTTCGCTGAACAAAGGAATGATTCAGATAGCGGATTCTATGGGGATGCTAAAACCAACAACATCACCGCCCCAGCAACCGACGAAGCCAAACAATGGGACGGATGGGGAACAGCTCTAAAGCCAGCCTGTGAGTTCTTCACTCTATGCCGTAAGCCCCTCTCGGAAAAGACGGTGGCCGCTAATGTCCTCAAGTGGGGAACAGGCGGGATTAACATTGATGAGTGTCGAGTGGGGACGAGCGGAGCAACCAAGAAAGTGAACACCGAAGAATGCAGGGACTCTCTCGGCAAGTATGGCGACGGTCTAAACGGCGGCACAGTCTCAAAGCTAGACGCAGGACGCTTTCCAGCCAACCTAATCCACGACGGCTCGCAGGAGGTGCTGGAGCTGTTTCCTGAGACTAAGAGCGGTAGCATTACTAAGGACATCGTTCAAAATAATTCAATAAAATTCAATGCAAGCTCAAGCGGAGTATCTACGGCAAGGCACACGGGAGACCAAGGCTCCGCAGCTCGCTTCTTCTACTGCCCCAAGGCTTCCAAGAAGGATCGCGACGAGGGGCTTGAAGGGTTTGAGGAGAAGAAGGCAGGGGCAATGACGGGCAAGGAATATCGAGAGGATAGACCAACAAATCATCCCCTCAGGAAGAACACTCATCCCACAGTCAAACCAACAGCACTCATGCAATATCTATGCCGACTAATCACCCCAACAGGGGGCGTTGTCTTAGACCCTTACATGGGGTCAGGTTCAACGGGAAAAGCTGCTGTGCGCGAAGGATTCAGCTTTGTAGGCTGTGAGCTGGACGAGGACTACTACAAGATTGCTACGGCTCGCATCGAGGCAGCTAAATAACAAGACCAACCATCATGTTGACAATTCAAGCGTCCCGGAAGGGGCGCTTTTTTGTGCCTGGCGATCATGGCAGATTATGTTTTCAAATGTAAAAAATGTAAAAACCCTCTCTCTTGTATACTATGAATCTATGAATGTTATACATGCCTTGAATCTTATACATGCCTTGAATGTTATGAATTCAAACTTTATCGTTAGCCTTTATCTTTTGTAAGTCGTTCATCTAGAATATATTCATAATATTCATAGTAATCATAGATTCATAGGGTGTATAAAATGTTCATACACGCCAATCTAATATACTGAGACTCATTCTCATTTGCTTGACTTTACAAGTATCATGTCTATACATTAGCGCCATGAATCAGAAACCAACAAAACAATGGCAGCCTAGGGGCGGCACTAAGAT